TTGTATTAATAGTTATATTTGGAGAAAGTTGGTCTAACCCTGTTGTGCCTGTAAAATTAGTTTCGTTTTCATAAGCATCATATTTTGTCATAGTTCCATGAGTGCCTGGGTCTAAAGGTGCAGAAGTGGGTAAATTAAAACTGTCTTCTGATTGATTAGAGAATGCCTTTTTCATATTCTTAAACATAAGTATGCTTTTACCGTATAGGTCTGCTTTGTTCCCTATTTTATATTGTTCACCATCATCTTTCACGTTAGCATTTCCTTGTGTTGTTGTGGTAGGTTTTGCTAAACCATAAACTACTTTAGATGGGTGATACCATATAGGGTCAGTCGAAGAATCCCATTCCTTTGCTTCATGGAATAGAGACCAATAATCTGTCTCTTCAAAGTTACTACCATCATTTATAAGACTAGATATTAAAGGAATCCAAACATTTTGTGCGTCAAACTTATTATTTGAATCACCCTTTAGTAATTTAAACTCAAAATAATCCTTAGCAATATTAGGTAAAGCAATATAATTATTTAACATTCTAAATGGATTTGTGCCTATGGTGTCAATTCCAAAATCATTATCTGCTAGAGTGCTGAATAGTTTCTGTCTAATAACATATATTTCATCTTCATATGTTATGCTATTCATATCTAATGCGTGAATTACAGGGGTGCTATTAGTGCCTGTATGGCTAGTTATGTCAGCAAGAATAGTTCCATCTTTTCTATAAACTAAATCCCCTATTTCAAATGTAATTGCACTGTTTAAAGTGCCTCCACCACTCCCATTGTCTGTTATACTACCTTGTGCAACTACCTTCATTCTAGGATATTTAAAATTAGTAATCTTATCATAGTCATTATTTCCAGCAACACTTTCATAATCAATCGGATTCATATGCCAATCGAAAGTTGCTTCAACCAATCTCATTACTCCAAATCTCTTTAGTTGATTTGTCGTTTTGTTTGAGTTAGTTATCTCTATTCTTTCATAGTTCGCATCCGAGATTTCTGTTTGTGTATTACTTCCTGTATACTTTTCATGGGTAACTGTACTTCCTTCCTGTCCTTCCGTCTTTAATAATAAACCGTATTCATTCATTTCTTGTGTAGCATATTGTAAACTATTCCATCTTAATTTAGAATCTGGATATATGTCTCCTATTGAAAGTAACTCATAGTTCTTAGCCCTGTAATCTATGTTTTCTAATTGAGTCCACTGCTGAGTTTGATTTCCTGAATCATAATATTGTATAGGAGAGACTTTACTTCCAGTTAATCCCATGTCAGCACCTGTCCAAAGATTAGAACCAGAATGAGGTGTTAAACTTGGTGTTAAATCTGTTGAAGTAGGAGTTAACTTAGTACCTGATGCATTTATTTTAAACATAGGAGTAGCAGCAGTTATACGTTGAGTCTTTTTACTATTATCATAAATAGAATCATGTGTTTCTTTAACTGTTCCTTCTGAAAACCTTTGAAGTCCCCAATATCTAAACGTGCTCTTAGGGGTATAGTAAGTTGTAGGCTCATCCTTTAGACCATGTATGAAACCACCATTAGGTATATTAGAATTAACCATATATAAATAACGCAAATCTGTGTCGTAAACATTATCCGATGTATTAGTATCAATACTACCTAATACCACAGGGAAGTTTGGTGCTAATCTAATTGTTGTGTTAGTATCTGATGATGTATCAATACTAATAACACTAAAATACATACTAGAAACTGTATGAACATTCTTATAATCAATTGATGCTCTATTTTCTTTGCTTAATTTTAATGCAAAACTAGAATCTAATCCTTCACTTATTGATTTAATATCTGTTATATCATATCCTATTGAGTTATCTTCATTATACGAACCCGTTGCAGAAGTGTTGAGTAGTTTAGAATAAGTTAAAGTAGAAACATCTATTTTATTTCCATCATTAAATATTAATCCGTTATTACCAAGACTAGAGAAATCAGTAGGATGGGTAGTTAGTTTAGTATTCGCGGCTAATGCTTTTGTCCCTGCAATATAATTTGCTTCTAATGGTGTTATTACTTTTAATGTAGTAGAAACAGTAGCATCTGTCATGCCTCCTATTGTTAGAATGGTTTTACTGTTAAACTCTAAATGGCTTACTATTTCTCCTATCAATTCATTATCAGAATTAAATAATAAACTCTTATCTACAATACTATTATCATTTGCTACTAAAGTTATATAAATTGTGCTAACAGACTCTTTATTAATTATTGCAGTTGTAGGAAGTAAAACAGGAGAAAGAGTAGAATAAACTATATCATCAGATTTATGTAGTTTCTTATTAGTTACATTGTTTAATAAAATACTTGTATCATCTCTACCGTTTACAGTATAAGTTAACATCCCATTTTCATTTTTAGAATTAATATCCTCTACTGTTCCATTGAAAACATCTTCTTCAATACAATAACCTCCTTGATAATAATACATAAAATCCTTTTTACTTGTTGATGGTTGATAAAAAGTTTTATTTGTTAGTAGTTTGATATGTTTATGGTTTTTATCCCCATAGTCTACTTCAATATCAAGGCCATAAAACTCTTTATTTAATAGACTTAACTTTTTCTTGTATAGGCTAGTATCTTTTTTACTTACAGTTCTTTCATTTATAGTTAATCTTTGTAATACATCTGATTCATATACTACTTCTGTATCAATAGGACATGCTGTATTCAACCCACCATTCCAACACATAATAAAGACATCTTGTGCTGTGAATAGTGGAAACTGAGTTTCTTGAGTTAGCACAATCCATTCTTTATCCTTTGCTTGTTTCTTATGAGTTACAGCCATTGTTTGTGTTTTAGAACTAACATTAGAAATAGTTCCCACTCTATAATACACTTCCGCTATTTTTAATATTGTATCTGCTTTAATTACTTGATTGCTTTTATAATCAATTGTTGGTTGCCAATCTAATGTATTAGTTTCATATATACCATTTAATGTAACTTGGAAACTTTCAGGTGAACCGATGTAAGTATTAGAAGCAGTAAATGGTAATTTAACTTCGCTAGTCGTTGAAGTGTGTAAAGATTTAGTTATAGAATATTTTTCATCCTCTTTAATCTTTAAGAATTGTATTCCGTTATTATCCATTATAGTTGTAGAAGCGAATTGACTGAGTTTGTTCTTTGGGTTATTAACCGTAACAGACATTACAGGGTTTATTGCATTGTTCTTTTTATGTGATGTTTTATAATATGCGTATCTACTTGGCCCAGTTAGATAAGCATGTCTAGCATTTTCAGAATTAACAGTAGAATATAAAGAATGTATAGATGAACGGTCATGTGCGTGTCTCCCAGCATTCCTAAAAGCATCTTTCCATTTACAAGGATTGAATGAATATGTAGATGTTGAGCCTGTTTCATAGTCAGTAGGTTGGCTTGCACTATTAATTTCACCATCTTTATTATACATTCTATCTACTAATACTGCGTGTTGATTCATAGCACCATAGTCTTCAATATCAGCACCATACTCTCTTTCTGTTCTAAATATTGATTGATGTACTGTTCTACCTACATGAATATTAGTATCAGTTGTTGAATTAGTAGATGTTATTGCACTAACTGCATATTCTAAGGTTAATGAAGGACTAGAATAGGATATTACATTACCCATATATACATATGAGGCATCGTTTAATTTTTGATACACACTCTGTCCTGTTACGCCTGTAAAAGTAGAAGAGGTTAAAACAACACTACTAGAAGTATATTGATTTATTGATTGGGTTCTAGTAAAACTCCCTTTAGTAGTCCAATCAAAACACCTACAAGTAGTCAAATTATATTTAGTACCATAATCTAGTCTATCTTTATTCTGTAATCTATCATTATAAAAATACCATGTCGGTCTTGATACTTCACTACCTGCATCATATTTATCTGTGATAAAAGTTGCAGGACTACTCTGATTATAATCATCCGTAGTTGCTATTCCTAATTCTGTCCCATCTCCACGAAGGCCATAACTTACAGCAACAACGCTAGTATCTGAAACTAATGGCCCTTTATAGATTTCAAAATTAGTATCTTTAGCAATTGCTTCTGGATATTTAGGTTCAAACTCAAAGCCATCACCGTGTTCATCAAAAGAAATAATGTTAGTTATCTTCGCAAAATGAGGTCTAATACTAGGTGTGCTATCTGATGTTGAGTGTGCTATTTGAGGGTTAATTAAAACAAAATAATCGTATGTATCTAACTCCATATTCAAACTACTATTCCCAATAAGTAACTGGTTAGCATGAGTAGCAGAATTACTTGCACTTGTGCTTGTATAAGTCCTTATTTTAAAAGAAGTAGTTTGTTGTTTATTTTTACCATACGTTGCATTTGTTACTATACTGGCTGCATCGTTAGTGCTTGGGTATATTCTATTTACTATTGCAGAATGACTAGCATTAGATATTTCACCTTCATAATGAGTGTTTCTAATCTCAAAGAAGTTAGCAGATAGCCCATTATGTTCAGCAGTTATGTTAGTGCATTTTAATACAGGATTTACTGATGTGTTCTTAAATGCTATATCTCCTGTAAATGCATTACCTTTGTTTGCATATGTATAATCTATATTCTCATTACCATATTTACCAGCATTTAAAACATAAACATATCGTTCCATTATAAGTCACCAAACCTATAATAAAATATAGTATCATTATATCCTATATTTAGAGTGGTTGATGCAATACTAGGTTCTGCTGTTCTAAACATTGCTATTTCATATAGTTCTCCCATGAATTGAGTATGGGTGGTATCAGGGTCTCTACCGATATAACAATCAGTAGTGCCAAAATTAAAGTCAGTAATAGTAATTTCACCTTCAACAAGTAAAATATTATTTATAAATAATCTTATCTTACCATCAGTATGCACACAACAAGTTATTTTATACATTGTATCCATATAAAATGCTTCTTTAGGTTGATGTATAAACAACTTATTGGTATAATTAGTTGCACTAGTCAATGTGAAGTCGCTTCCATTAGCATCAATGGTTTGAACAGTACCTAGACTAACTCCGCTTGAGTTGAATATTTCTGTACCTACTATTAAAAGACCTGTACTTTCACATGTAACAGTTGTACCAGTTATACTGGTGCTATCATCAAATAGTTTTAACATAGTAGAGATACCATCATAGAAACCTGATAAATCATAATAACCATAAAGTCTATCTCTTGGAGATATTATCTTGCCTGTTTCTACAATCTCTGAACCAATCTTAGCACATAGTTTGTATTCTGCTGGTTGATTAAAGTTATGAATAGTAGTGTTTTGTAGATACAATTCAAAGCCACTACTATGAAATATCATCATTTTATGTGTATTTCTATTAGTAGGTGTAAAATAGTCTTGACTTTGATAATGTGTTAAATTAGCATTATCTGTATTAACACTAGGAGGTGTCTTCTCTGAATCTGTAATACCAATATTATTAGCATTCCCTTTAGAACCAAATCCATTTACATCATAAGGAGTAATTATTGCTTCTATACTAAATGATTTATTATGCCCCCAAAGCCCTTGTCTTAATCCTAAAACAGTTGAAGCACTATCATTTTTATCAGCGTATTTTAATTGTAAATATGCATCACTCATCATAGGAAAAACTAATGATTTTGTATTACCTACAAAGATTCCTGGCATATATATTCCTCAAAATGTTGTGTTAATAAAGTCTGAAACTAGTGTGGAAGATTGAATAAACGTCATACTGAAACCAATATGGGGTGTATCTGCACCCGCTATATCAGTAGAAAAGGTAGACACAAAACCTCTAAGCCCTTCTACTTCATCAGTAGTTGTTTTGAAATAATCGAATGTTTTCTTTGTGTGTCCAAAAGACCAGGAGGTTACATCGTAACTTCTATTTGCGAAATGAAATGGTATTAATGGTAATTCATCTAACGGAGTAGTTTTAGTTACATTTATTGATGCAGTCTCGTTTGCTGTGTTTCTATATTCAAAATTATTATCTGCTCTACTTGGTATTAACAGTATTAATTTACTAATGTTCTGGTCTTCATGTACGAAAGAAGAATCAACATATGAATGTAATAATTGAGCGATTTCATAAGAAGTTAAAGATACTGTTTTAGCACTTGTTTCATCTCCTCCTTTAAACTTAGTAACTTCTTGTTCACGAATTGTGCCTTGTAATTGTACTTCTTTTCTTGCCGCCCCTAAATCCATAACCATTGTTGATGACTCTCCTGAAACTATACCTGAGAATGGTATATCAAATGGGAATGCGCTCTTAGATGTGCTTATACTTACTGAATCACATAGCAAGGATATTCTATTTGTATGTATAGTATTCGCTTCCGAAGGATTTTTTGCTGATGACCTTCTACTTAATTCAATCATTACTCTATTTGTTGGTGCTACCATATTAGAATCCCGTTCCTGTTGTACCTGTTCTATTCATTCTAAGGTTAATTTCCCTAGAAACTTTAGTTGCTATATCTCTTATCTCTGCATCAGAAGCACCTACACGGCCATTTACATGAACATTTATTGTAGTTGAGCCACCACCAACAGCCATTCCATTTGGATATACTTGTGAGCCTCTAGGTAAAGATACTAATTCTGGCCCTCTTTCTCCAACTATCTGTAATGGAGTATTAACAGTTCCACCACTCGCAAAGAAACCTAACTTGCTACTGATATAATCCCTAGCCGCACCAAAGAGTGTCTTTAATACGTTGTATAGAGTAGTTGCTATGCTATATAGAATTACACCTATTATACTAGCAAGCACATGAACAACTCTCAAAAATATTTCTAATACTAATGGTAATACTTGTGTAAACCATATTCTTAATACTTCTATTATATCACCATCAAATATTGCTCGGAATAATTCTTTCATAACATAATACAAATCTATAATGTTATCCTTAATTGCTGTAAATAAGCCTTCATTCTTTTTAGCCCAATCTTTAACAGGCTTAAATGCTTTTCTTAAAGCCATGAATACGATAATAATTAAAGGTAAATAGATTAAGAATCCCATTAAAGCCTTTACTACTACTTGAAGAATCGCTTTACCCATAGTAAAAAGAATCGGTTGAAGTTTTTCCCATCCTTTGAGAAACATCCTACTCATTCTTTTATGAAACTTATTTGCTTTCTTTAATCTTTTTTCTTCAGCCTTAAACTTTTTTGCACCATATGGTTCACGACGAATATTACCTCCATCTACTTTCCCATATCTTTTGCCAAGAGTGCTTTTTTCTGCACCACCCTCCTTAAGAAAACTCCATGCTGATTTACCCATTGATGCTACTTTTCTACCTGCTCTAAGTGGTGCAGCATCTCCTAGTATAGTACCTTTACGAAATGCACCTTTTTTACTAAAAACTCCTCCCATTTCTTTAGCAGAATATGGCAACGTCAATTCCTTTTTTAGTTGTTTATTATCTTTCTTCATTTGCCTTCTAAACTTTTTATATGCGGCAGAATAAGTTTTTTGTGTGAAATAGAATGCTTTCTCTTCATCCTGTAATCTAGCCATATATACACTAAAAATATCATCTTCTTTTTGTGTTTTAGTTATCTTTCCTATATTTTTAGAAAACATATTATATTTGTCTTCTACTCTTTCAAAAGCACCCGTTAGTCTTTGAGCCGAATCAAGACTATTCAAAGTGGTTTGTAATGCTTTATCTTGTGCTTTATAATATAATTCAAACAAGTTAGATACTGAACGTAACCTTGCCTGAAACTTCCATAGACCACTACCAGAACTTAATCTAGCAATAATAGTCCACCACTTATTACTAGCATCTCCTAAATCACCAAAAGCCCTAGTTAAAGATGTAGCATTTGATTCTAATACTTGCATATCATTTGCTAATTGCGACACATACTTTTTTGTATCTTCACTCATAACATCACTTCATTTTTTCCATTTCTTCTTGTTCTATTTTCTTTGCTTCTGCGTGTATTGATAACATAGTAAGTATTATGCTAGCAGGGGTGTTGTATGCTTCTAAAGGACTTACCTTAAAAGCAATACAATATGAATATAAAAGGATGCGAGAGCCTATTACGGGATTAACTTCTCTTCCCTTTAAGGCTCTACGAACATCCTTTAGTTTCCCGTATCAGCCCCCATGAGGTCATCAAACGGGTTTGGCAACACATCTTTTAATTGCGCCCCAATGAATGGAGATAAACGCATTAATTCTAGTGTGTTTAACTGTGGTTCTGTTTTTTCTATAAAGTTTTCAACCATAAACTTATACATCTTGTTTAAATCTAAATCTAAACTTTGTGTTTCTGCATCTAGTTTCATTACTGTTCCTAATGCTTGCTCTACTTGAAGCCATGTAGGTTCTTTAACCCACACCTTCAATACATCTTCTGAAGTAGCGTCTACTTTCAAAACATGACATTCTGTTTCTATTGCGGCAAATAGCCGGTTCTTATCACTTACTATGTTTTCCATTTTCTTTTTCCACCTTCAACTTAACTAACAAACAAACAATGTTAGTGGAATATAAATATTAACCTAAATCCTTTTTAGGCCTCCTAAGATGGACAGAAACTTGCCATCCTTTTGTGTTAAGACCCACTTATTTGTAGATTCTTTTTTGATTCTTTCACCACCACATCGAAAAAGGATTATTTATGTTTTTATATTATTTAACTAAGTATTATCCACTTTCCTGTGTAAGTGCAAGAGTTTAATGTTCTAGCCTGTGCTGTTAGGTTCACTTCTATTGCCCCTTTATCGTCTGGGAAAGGTACGTCTATACTTGTAGTAAGGTAGTTATCAAACTTCATCACAATTTTATCTGTTGCTGATTTAGCGAACTCTATTTCAATCAGTCCTACGGTAGAATCAGTTTCATTTTGTATTCTTAATTCATCCCATATTGTTCTATCAGTTATCATCATAGTTAGATTGATTTCATATGTTCTTTGTCCAGCAGTATGCGCACTAGCCATTGTTCTATCATAGTTACCTATGTAACGATGTGGAGTTATACTATTACTAATTGTAACACTACCACTTTTAATTCTACCAAGTGTTTGTCCATACATTTTGATAGTACCATCAGAATACATGTATGGGTTATTGTCAGTATCTTCATTAAAGTTAAATAAAGCACCTGGAGTTCTTACCTTTCTTTTCGGTACATAATCAGTATCTGTTCTATGAGCCTTTCTAGCAACTGCGCTAATTGAAGTAGTAACTTCCTGCCCTTCTTCAAAGTTTAATGTTAATGTATTAACTTGACATCCTGTGTATATGTGAGACATTAGATTTTGTTTATTAGCATCTTGGAAATAATCAGCATCAAGAACAGAACCTTTTTCATGGGTTACTTCTAATGCGAATGAAGGTAAATCACCTGTGTCATTTTCTGTAATAGTATATGTAACATCTGCTGTAACTTCTTTGTAATCTGCTTTAGCATCAGCACCTAATACTCCCGTAAATGTAGCAGTGGTAGTACCGCCTGACAAAGTAATTGTAGGTGCAGTAGAATAACCACTACCTTTATTTGTTATTGTAACTGTATCTATTTCTCCACCTTCAACTAAAGTAGTAGCAGTAATAGCCACAGCGTTGGTAGCAGAAGTTTCGACAACAAAGCCACCTATGCTATTTTCTATATCTACTGTCGAATCGTCTGCAACAGCAGTTACCCCTGTTAATGTATTGATTTTTGTAGCAATTTTTGTAGCGATTGTTCCTGCTGCATCACCAGTATCTATGGTATCCACCTCACAATAAGTTGTTGTATAACCGGATGTCGTTGAAACAGTAGGTTGTGAAGCACCTGCATTATCAATATCAAACCAGACTACATACTTGAGAGGCGTATTTCCTGCTGTATAGTGAATAATGTAGTCGCCATCATAATTAGTGCCAGTTTCTGCTACAATTGATAATTCAGTTTTACGCTTAGTCAAAGTAAAACTTGCAGTAGCACTACCTGATATTGTTAATGTTTGAGATGCAGCATAAGGTATATCTGCCCCATCATCTGTTATTGTAATCGAGTTTAATTTATCTGCTGTTGCAGATGTACCATTAAATGGTGGTAGTATTGTACTATCCTCTACCCTATATATTTCTGAACCACCAGAAGTCAATGCATATGCTTTACCTGCGGTTAAACCAGATGCTAATGTGTTTGAATTACCTGCTGTGTGAGTTAATGTCATGCCTCCTAAAGCATAGTATAACCAAGAACCATTACCTAAAGAGCAATCAATAGATGCTTCACCTACTGTTTCAGCACCTTTGAATTGATAACCAAAGTTTCTTGTTCCACCTAATGCTAGATTAGATTGTTTCATCTCCGCATCAATGCTAGGCGGGGTAAATGTGTTTACTAAGCCTAACCAATTATCTGCTAACAAGGAAGGTTTTCCATCA